GGGTAGTCTCCCCAGTCAATGTCCAATCCAAAGCCTTGAGCCCCTTCACAGAGGATTTTAGTCTCACCATGATTCCAAAACTCATCATGTAGATCAATTAAAAATGGTTTGAGACTTGGAATGTCCTGAGCTAAATAACCATCTCTGGAATACTTGTCTCTATAAGCAGGACCATTACCTCGCTTTGTAGTTCCAATAGCAGTATCTTTACCGTCTTCTTCTTTATGTTGATCTGTGATTACATGGCAGTTTTTAGCGATATAAACAAGTCCCTTAGTATTGATTCCACCTGACTCCAATTCATCCAACTCTCGGAAAAATTGTACAGGATCAAGAACACAACCGTTGCCAATAATGCTTTTAATCCCAAAGAAAACACCCGCTGGAATGTGGTGAGTAACAAACTTCCTACCTTCATGAAAAATAGTGTGCCCAGCATTGCAACCGCCATTGAACCGTAAGACATGTGTATAACCTCCCGTTTTACAAAGATGGTGAGTAACTTTACCTTTGCCTTCATCACCATATTGAAGACCAACAACAACATCAGCGATCATTTGTCTTCTCCTTCCGTTGCTTTTTACGGGATTTCTTTTCTTCTACCTGTGTATCAACTACTGTTGAACGGGTCTTAACTACAAAACCTTTAATTTGTTTCTTAACTTTTACTTGTAAATTTTTATCTGAGGAAAGTTGTTTTCTTTTGTTATCCGCTTCCTCAAAAGTGTTAAAGCGACCTGCTGTCTTCCAAGGTCGCCCAAATAATGCATTCGCCTCCATAGCACCTCCTATTTCTCTGGCTTAACGAAATATGTTTGAATATAATAGCTGGCTACTTTGAATGTTTCACCAGTCTTCACACACTGCATCATGTGTGGTTTATAAGTATAAACATTTCTTTTCTTACTGTCAAGTCTTTTCTCTATCTGTATTCTTTTTTGACCTGTATAAATAAAAAGAGACTCTTTATATATTTTATTTTCTTTGTAGACTGGTGAATAAGAAGAGAGCTTTAAAGTATCATTATTTATTACTACCTGCTTTTTGGTAGTTGGTTTTATAATATAGAACTCTCCTACAACCAGTTCTGAAATCTTCATAAGAAGATTATATCAGTCTTTAGTAATTTTGTAAACCTTATCGGTTGGTCTTAGTCTTAAGTTGGACGGTCCACGAACAGAAAGTCTAAAGGGAACATAGGCTTCTTGATTAGCTCCCCTATCATACTGAGTAACCAATTGAGACATTTGATTGTCTGTAAAGTCCGCAGATATTTTTACACCAGTTGGTGGTGATTGAGTATTTGGAAAGGTACCGCCGCCTCCTCCACCACCTTCTTCATCAGGTGAGAATAGGAAGTAATATTGTTGACTTTGCTGGCGGTTGTTTGGATCACCCGGATAGTCTAAATTTTGAGTACCGATTTGTCCATTGTTTGGGATCTTAACAACAGCACCATCTCTCATAACTTGAGACCAGCCACCATTTGAGTTGTTTTCTACATCATAAGGAGCAACAGTCGATCCAACAAAGTCTCTAAATTTACCATCGGCATTAGTTCCAGTGTTATCAGTAATTGTTATTTTAGCACCAACAGAAGCATTGCTTGTTGCTCCACCAGCCGATGCGGGATCATCGTATCTAAATTCAATTCTGTTTGTGGTTTCATAAAGAATAACTTGAAACTTTAGATTTGGGTCACTATCATTCCAAAAAATCTGAGAATCAAAATCAACAACAAGTTTTCTATTTGGTGTGGTGCCTTGTAGTTCATAGCGAAGACCATTTCCCATGGTTCTCAAGTCGTCCCACCATGGACATAAAATAGTTCTTGTATCGACCTGAATTAAATCGTTGGTAAAGTCAGCACTATCAGCAGCACCAAGTTGAATGTATCCATCTGTACAAGCAGCAAACTGAGTATAATCAGTATTATTAAAATTAAATGTAAAGCCAATATTGGTTAGAGCACTAATGCTTGAGTCAACACCCGAACCAAACAAACTTGTAGGGCTTGATAGGGCTACTCTACCAGTATCAGTGGTTTTACGATAAAGATAATAAGCATCTAATACAGCGGTTGCCATTTATTAAAATCCCAATTCCGTTATTTTTTGCTGAACCCAATCAGCAGCAGTGTCAGTAACACCAGCTAGCTCATCTTGATCTGGTTGTTGATTTTCATAAGACTTATCGAAGATTTGATTTGCTTGCTCGCCAGTGATTGAACCGAGTTCAAGAAGTCGATAAATTTCTGTTTTTATGTTATTTCTATTTAAGCTCATTCATCGTCTCCAGTTTTATAATTAGCCCTCTTTTTTAAAAAGCCCCATGTCTTCATGTCTACACCAAGGAATCTGCTGGCTGAACTGTTGGTATTAAAATGTTGTTTTGTAAAGTCAATTAAGCTTGTTTTAATCATATCTGGTAGAACCATCCATATTTTAAAGCCATAAGGCTCACCATTCAGGGCTTTGGCTCCTATCTCTAACTTTAAATGGACTAGTTCTTCGACAGTAAGATTAGCAATTAAAGCTTCAACATCTTTGCTAATTCTTTTCTGCTCTCTAAGACTTTTTAAAATACTCATGATGGGGCGCAACTTTTCTCAAAACTTTAAGAACATTAATTCCCTCTTCAAGAGTGGCTCCCTCTTCACCAGCAGCAAAACGGGCTGTGTTGGCTTTTGCTTTCTCGTACTCTGGTGAAGTTGGTTCGGCTAGAGCAGCATTCTCTTCCTGATCGAACTGGTCAAAATACATCTTAAGGTTAGCGACTAGGAAATCAGCATAATCTTCTTTATCAGACTTGAGTGAAAGCATGGCATAACCATCAGCAATCTGCTTTTGGACTTTGGGGAATGTTCTTTGAGCCATTTCCATGCCGGTGTCGTCAAGGGATCCAATCTGAACAAACTCTTTTTCACCAGTAACAGCTTTGGCTACATTTGTAGCTCCTTTTGGAGCCTCTGGCTCTGCTTCTGGTACTTTGTCTTCGATGTCGATAAACTTATCTTCATCTCCACCAACTTCAACTTCAATGTCATCTTCCTCGTCGGCTTCCTGCTCGACAACAACATCTTCAGCTAGGGGCTCTTCGACTGGCTCCTCAAGTGGCTCCTCGGCTGCTTCTTCTGGTGGAAGCTCTGGGTTCTGAGGCATTTGAACTTCTTCTCTTTCTTGATCGCCTGCTCTTCTTTCTTCATCTGAACCAGTCGTAAGATCAACTCTAACTAAAGTATTAATAGCATTCTGAATAACATGTGCTCTAAAAGACTTTCTCTGCTCTGGGCTAGAAGTTAATTGTTCATAGCCTTGTTTAATAATAGGGATTACTAATTTGAGAGTAGTAGCTAGTACATTGATACCTGTAGATCTATTAGGAGTATCAGTGTTAACATCTGTAGCTTCTGTTAGTAGTATATTCTTAATAATAGATCTAAGCTTGTTTTTATTTAAGGCTTGCTTAAATTGCTCTTCTAATCTCTCTTTCTTCTTTTTAATAATACCTGCTCTAATAAAAGCTCTTAGTTTTTGTTCTTGTAGTTTTTCCATAGTATAAATAGCCTCTACTTAATCTTCTTCTCTTATTATAGATCTTCTAGTCATTCCAAGTGGAGCAGAACCATAGCTAGCATTACCACCAGCATTTGAAGACACTTCTACGATCTCGTATTCTTCTAACTCCTCACCTTCAGCCATGGCTCTTGCTTTAAATCCCTCTACCTGACCTAATCTTTTGTTAGCTGCTTTTCTACTTTTGTAGCAGCCATAAGTTCTAAGCTTACCTTCTTTAGTTTTCTTATTCTTAGAAACAACACAGTACTCTTCTTTACCTTTAGTCTTTCTAACTTTCTCAGTAAGTAATACTATATCTAATGCTTTATCAATAGTTTCCATTATAAATCTAACAGATTCATTTAAATTATTTAACTCTTCATCTTCAAATTTATTGGAAACGCTATCGTCTACAAGCATCTCAAAAGCAGCTAGTTTATCTGCTGTTGGCATTGTTTCAGGCATGTGATCAATGGCTTTTGTGAGATCTTGTAAAGTGATCTCTGGGTAAGCATCTACAATGTTTCTAATTGTTGTAGCACTAACTTTTTCAGTTGTGTCGCAACCCTCATCTCTACAAACTGGAAGGACAAAGCCTCTGGCTGTAACTGTGTCAGCATTTTTATTTGATGCTACAGCCTTATCAAGAACAGCTTGTGGATATCGTTTTGCATCAGCTTCAGAAGTTAGAAGCATGATGTTCTCGTTTGGACCAGCCTTCTCGCCAATGTATTCGTAAGCAGCACCGATTGGGCTTGGTTGAGATGCAATTTCAACACTAACTGGCTTGGTGATGTTGGCTGCTGAAATAAACTTTTCAAAAATAGCCTTTGCCTTCTCAGGTGTAATCTTTGGACTACGAACCTTTTTGCCGGGTGCTGAAATGATTACTTTAATCTCATCAACTTCAGGATTCTTAGCTATTCTTTCAATGATGCTTAAGTGTCCCTTATGTGGTGGCTTAAATGATCCTGGGAAGATAGCAATATTTTTAGCTTTTACTTCCTTGGCTGCTTCTGGCTCAGCGGCTCTAAATGATGTAGCCTCACCACCCAAAATGAACTCGCCAGTAATCTTGGTGTCGAAGTCATCACCAGATAGCCTGATAACAAGCCCCTCGTGCTCTGTAGCGGGTCCTGAGACGGCAGGGTGGTCTACTACCATGTTATTCATAATAACATTGCCTAAGAGCCTTGTACCGTGCCAAAATACAGCACCATCAATAGCTCTTTGGTAGTCTTCGTCAGAAGCTAGTAGCTCGTCTAAAGGAATCTGTCTCTCTGGATCTGCGTTTGTGTCCGCAGCGGAAGCGCCAAGAACAGCTTTGTAAATCTCTTTGCCTTGTGCTGGCGGTTTACGACCATCAACAGTTTTAACAGTTTCGCCAATTCTGTTTTTAGCAGCTTTGAGTCTATCGCCTAGTGTCTCTTCTCTGATGTCGCCAGTTGAGTAAGTCACTGGAACCGGAACATTCATAACTGAACTGAAATCAAAATCGCCAGTTGATGTAGATGGAATAGATGAGTAAACCTTAAAGCCATACTTATCAGCAACTTTATTTAGTTTTTCTACCAATCTATCCATAACTTCTTGATCGTAAGCTACTGGAACTGAAGGATCTTTAATTGCCTTATTAGTCTCTGGATCTATTGGTCTTTCTAATCCTGGTCTTGCTGGTTGACCCTTTCTATTTTTCTTTTCATAGAATTGGCTAACACCATGAATTTTTAAGAAGTCGTGATCGTAAGCTAGGACGTTAGTTGTTCCCTTGACGTATTCCATGTTGAAGAACTTAGTTGGATCATCAAGTACGCCTAATTCTTTTAGTTCAGGCTCAGCGTCTTTTAGGGCGTCATTAAAAATGCCTAAGACATTCTCACCGGCTGGAATCATTCCGTGACCAGCGCTGAATCTTTCAGGTAAGCGATCTACTGTGATGCCTTCAACATCAATAGGTTTTGATGAACCACGATCCATAGCAAATTGCTTGCCTTCTGGAGTATCAACAATCTTAATACTTGTATTTACACCGTCGATCTTTGTGTCTGGGCGATTACCACCCTCAATTTCAGAACCAATTTGTTCAAACTTTTTGATTAAATCTTCACCAGTTTTGACATCATCTAAATCAAATGGGTGGCGCATATGACCACCAGCCCCACCTTCGGTAAGGAGTTCTTCATTGATGATCTCTTCTATTAATAATTTTAATACTTTACTATCAATCATTTAATTCTTTCCATTAAAAGATCGGCTAATTTATTATGCTTATCTTTTTTAATTTTACGATAAAAATCTAAACTCTCTGTCATACCTTTTCTTGAAGCTGTTACGTCAAGCCATCTATCAACTTTATCACCACTTTTAATAGTAAAATTATTATCTTGCCAGACTTTTAATACGTCTGGCGCCTCAACTTGAAGAATTTGAGATATTAATTTAATCGCTTCATCACTTAAAATACTGGCGCTTTCTAAGTTATCTATCGCGGCTTTATTTTTAGCAGCAAGATCAGTACCAGTTTTAGTTCCATAAGTTGCGATATAGATTATATTCCCAACTGGCTTTCCAACACAACCTTTTGTAATTGGGTAATTATCACATCTAGAAGGTCCAGTTGGTCCTGCTGGAGTTGGCGATGGTTTCTCCTTACCAATTGGACCTAATACCTTATCAGAATTTAAAAATGGAGCAATCGCTCTTTTGTAATCATCACCATCAAGGTCGCCGTCAATTCCATTTCGGAGAGTATCCCAGGTTTGACCATACTTAGCATCGAATCTAAGTTCAACTTTTCTAGCCAATTCTGGCTTGTCCATTAGCTGACCGCCCAAGCCAAAAACAACTTGCTTTTTAGTTCCAACGCCTTCCAGTGCGTCATAATATCCATCAACAAATCTTTCAACTTCAGCACGGGATGTAAGATCACTAGCGGTAACTTCTTCTTCACCAATTTTAATTGGTTGTAATCCAAGGTAAGTTATAATTGCGCTTAATGAAGCAAGTCCATCTGGATCGCTTGTGACTTTTCCAAATGCCTGTGGATATTTCTTAGCTAGCGAAACGAACGCATTAATGTAAGGCTTTACCATAGCGCCGTCTTTAACTTCATACTTATCGCCTTTCTTATTTAAGACAATTTTTTTATTTTTAATATCATCATTAATGAGAGCAGCCATCATACCAACGATTACTAGAATATCTTTGCTGTTGAAGCCGGGAACTTGAATGAATTTTCCAAATCCCAATCCTGTTTTATTTCTACCACCGTAGTCTAGACCAAAAAACGAAGAAGTCCAAGATTCCTCAGAGGAAGCTGTCTCATAACTATAGCCTCCTGGCTTGCCTTGTCCGAGGCATTTCACATTTCTAATACACAAAGTTCCATAAAATCCAAAATAAACATCTAATTCATCTTTAGCATATTTGGGACTTCTCTCCCCTCTTTTAATTCTATCTTTTTGTTCTTCAGTTTCTGTTTGAGAAAGAAGAAATGCGTTAATACCTTTTCCAATATAATATCCTGCTTCTGCGGCTGATAAAACAGAAAATGCGGCTCCAAGAGCAGCCCCGGCTCCAGCTTGCCCAGCTAATTGAGCGCCCGCCGACATCGCAGCTTTTTCAGCAGCAGCTTTCGCTGCTGTTCTAGCTCCAATGTTTGCTACTTTGCCTCCCTGGGCAGCTAGCTGAGCGCTAACTCTCGCAGTCATTCGTTCACCAGCTTCAGTGGCTGTCTTTCTAGCTGCTAGTTCAATCGCCTCTTGCTCTGCTTTAGAAATACCTTTTTTAACTGCTTGGTCTTTAAGCTGTTTAATGGCTTCTTTTTCTGCTCTTGCTACGGCTCTTTTACTAATTCCTTTGAGGCTTTTAGCAGCTTTTTGTTCTGCTTGCTTTGCCGCCTTTAAAGCCCTTTCTGCTTTATCAATCTTAAGTGTACCGGGTCGAGCCTTGAATGGACCCTGCTGAGCGGCTTTTAAGCTGTCTAATTTTTTAGCAGCATCAAGAGCCTTTTGAGAAGCTTGAGCCAATTTTTTTTCTGCTTCTATGACTTTACCACTATTTTTAACTAATTGTTTTGCTAATTCGTCTTTGCCTTTTTTCGCAGCTAATTCAGCGCCTTTTTTAACAGCAGTTGCTGTTCTTCTAGCTATGGATCTCTCAAGCGTTTTCTGAAACGCCTTTTTGCCAGCTTCTCTAGCAGCAACTTCGATTTCCTTGGTTGTCATTTTTTCGATTAGCTTACCGCTTGCTTTATCAAATATAAATTTTGATGTTTTTCCAAAATATCTTTGTTGAGCAGCAGCATTTTTCCAAAAGCTTTTTATTCCTTTTCCAATATTGTTTCTTACAGCGCTACTGCTTTTTTCCATTACGGTCTTAAAAGGTTTTGCTATTGCTCTTAATGCTCTTCTAGTTCGGCTAGGACTTTCAAGATTTTTAGCTGCTAATGCCTCAACTTTAGCAATTTCTTCTGCTCCAACACCTGCGGCTTTCATCGCCTCTATTATTGCTTTTGGATTCTGTTTAAATAGACCAAGAAAACCTTTAACACTGGCAACTGAAACGCCCAAACCACCAGCCCCAGCAGCGGCTCCAAGAGCTACGTCTCCAGCGCTGTAGCCTGGAGCCTCACCACGTTGAATACCCCTTTTTATAGAATCGGGAATGTTGTCCTGTTCCATTAATAAAGAATTTAATCGCTTTAGCCTTTGTTCTTGAAGTTTGTTCATTTTTTATCTCTCTATATTCTCAACAAGCTTTTTGAATTTATTATTTAAAATATTTTTTCTATAATTATTTAGATTATCAAAAGCTAAAGATTCTTTAAATACTTTCTTTTTATAGTTGTCTTCAAAGTCTCTGAAATTCATTATGTTTCCCATAGTGTAAGCTTCGTGTTCCATTCCACGCATATGCTTATCATCTTGGGCGTATCCTAGTTCGGTATCTCTACCACCTAAATCACCACGACAGTTTTGAACATGGTGAATAAGTTCATGAGACATAGACCTTAAAATATCTTTAAGATGCCTGCCTGTAACATAAATTGTAATTTTAAGATTATCGGGATTGTAGTGGGCTGTTGTACCTAAAGGATTTTTAGCATTGTCCTCATCATCTAAAAACTCAACTTCTACTGGTTTATTGAAGTCTAAATTTTTTGATGAGTAATCTGTAAAATTGTCGATAAGCTCCATATTGGAACTGTAGATTCCGTCTTTGGAATTATCAGTCACTTTAATCATGTAATAAATAGTTTATTATCATGAGAATAGACTAATTGCTTGTCCAACACCGGGAATTTGCTTTACAAGTCCAACGAAATCAATTTCACAGATGGCATTAGCAATTTCATCAAGAGAACCATCTTCTTTCATTTGCTCAGTAGACATCTTTTCTAAAAAGTCGCCTACTTCATCAGCAGCGCCAGATACTTTTCTCAGAGCAGGAGCAAGCTTGCCTAAGATTCCTGTAAAGTTGCCTGTCCTTCTATCAAAAAAGAATTCAATTTCATCTGTAATCTCGTCAGTAACTGTGTCGGCAACGCTTTTAACTAAGTTTACAGCCATTGTTTCACAAAATGATGATTTTTCATCACCAAACAACTTCATAATATCTTTTAAATCTACATTTGCTAAAGTTCTTGTAAATGTTTTGTAAATTAGTGTAGCTTTTACGTTTGGGTTTGCCTCAATATCAAAAATTTCATCTAAAATCTTTTCAATAATAGCTTGTTGTATTTCAGTGGCAACAGCTTTACTAAAAGCGTTTCCTTCACCGCTAATCATCCCAGTAAAAAAATCACCTAATCCACTGAGAAAGCCTTTTTCTTGCTCGGTTAATACATTTTTTCTACAGCAATTTTTTCTTGATTTAATCTCTACGATAATAGCCATTTACTTTTTCCTTCTATTCTTACAAAACTGTTTCATTGTGAAGCCTTTTGGATTGGCGCACTTTTTAGCCCTTTTTCTTCTTTCTGAAGCAGACCACTTTTCATAAATAGTTTCTTTTTCTACTAAGAATCTGCCTCTATCACCTGTGTTTGGATCTACAGATCCAGCATAGCCCATGTAAGCTATTTTCTTGTACGGTCTTGGTCCTGGGAACCTTGTTCCATAAATTTCAACATTCGCAGATGTTGAAGCTTCCTCCAATCCACCTGGAGCACCAGGAGGCGCTGAAAGATAATTTGGTTTAGGTTGATGAATGTAGGGCTTCATCTTTTTACTCTTTTTACGAGGTCTAAAAGCCTTACCTCCGCTTTTTAATCCTAACAGAATTGGAACATTAATTTTATTAATTTTAATTGATTGCCTTTGATATTTTTCCATTTCATCCAAAGACAATGATTTATCAATTGAATCATTGATTTCATTTAGGAGAGCTTCTAAAAAACCATTGTTTCTCAATTCTTTGAAAACTAAGTTCTCAGTTGAGAACTCACCGCCCTTCTCCAAGCCAGCTTTTCTCATATCCATAATTTTGTCTTTAAATTTTTCAAGTCTTTCAACTTTATCATAAAGGTCTTCGGTGTTAATTATGAGCTTAGCTTTGTCTATTAGATTTTCAGCCTTCCTGCGAATCATATTATCATCGATATCGACATAAACTGGTGTTGGTTTAGTAATCCACTCGCCATTTTTAACGCTGTAAACCGCCGTAGAATAGTGTGGTTCGCTCGCATCTTGTGGATACAACTCTACCTCTCTATCTTTGATTTTAATGTCGTGACGGTCATTGTAGAGGGCTTTCTTGGCTCGTAACATCTTCTTTACGAGGTCAACATTATCATCGATATCTTTGTAGTCTAAAACAACGTGAAGATCAATGTCTGATTTAGGACCGTAGTGGAAGTTAGCCATGCTGCCTGTGAAGGTCACATCTTTAACGAATTCTTCTGGAATGTCGAGATACTCAGCGAAGTGAATAGCAATCTCTATTAGCTTACGACGAACCTCGGGATCTAGCTTCATGCCGTCCCAAAGCTCGGGGTTTAAAGTTTTGCCGATAGTGATTTCAATCATTAAGCTTTAAAATCTCCATCAAAGCCTTCAACGTCAACTAATTCAACTTGTTTGCCTGCTTTTTCTCTTAGCCAAGCGTAAGCAGTTAAAATTTTATTTTGGTAGTTCTCATTAAAAGCAATTGGAGCGCCTGTTTTACTAGACAAGTCTTTAAATTGTTTATTTTGTCTAAAAGAGCCTGCGTTGTAAGCTGGAAATGCTTTTCTTAAGTCTCCTTTATACCTGCTTAACTGTCTTCTCATTTCTGCCGCGCCAATCATTAAATCAGTGATCATAAACTTAATTTTATCTTGTTTGGTTTTTACCTCATCACCTCTTTGTTTTGTCATGTACTTGTCCATAAACTCTTTATCTAATTGAGGGACACCTTTTCCAGTCTCTAATCTTCTCCAATATCCTCCGAAAGTATCAGGACAGCCTCTAAATGGCTTTATTTTAGATCTCGGGTGTCTTCTTCTGGTGTATTCTTTCTCAATTGCTTCTCCTTTTACAGTACCACCGCCAGGAACTTTGTAAAGGACTTTTCTTCTTTGATTATATGATTTATCATCGAGATATTTATATTCTGGCTTGAACCCGCCATACTTTTCTGGATTTCTCATAAATTGTCTTCTATAAATTGTTAAATGTCCTCTCCAAAAGCTATCCCACTTTTTCTCTGGAACAGGTCTACAAACCTGTGTTAAACCATAACTTCCATCAAAAGACATGCTAAATACTTTTTTAGGAGACCCACCAGTCTCTGTCCAAGAAACTGCTAATAAAACTTCTGGTGGAATGTTCATCTTTTTAGCAACAAAATTAATCAAATCTATCATAGACAAGTTACTTGGATCTTCTCCCTGTTGCTCGTTCATTCCGTAAGATCCTCGATCTGAGACAAAGTTCAAGAATCTATTTGCGCTTGAAGGTCTAGGAGTTCTTCCAACGTATATGTGTTTTGTAGAAGAATCCTCTCCAGATCCAATAGCTTTATAATTTTTTCCTCCAACGGTTACTGTATCTTGAGTCACTTTGACGCCACCAGCAGGCGCTTTTTTTGCCTTTTCTGGAGCAGCAGTATCAGAAGTAACACCAAGCGCAGCTAGCGTTTGTGGTCCTGCGCAGCCGTCTGGGTCTAATTTATTTAAGACTTGAAAATTAATAACAGCCTCTAATGTTTCAGGTCCAAACTTTCCATCAACTTTAAAAGTTTTTGGATTTTTTATTGCTTTTTTATCTACAAGGGCTTGTTGTAAGATTAAAACTTGATCTTCCATTTGACCATAATTTCTTAAGCCAGCGCCGATTGCTAAAATGTTGCTTCGTAAACATCTCCTAGCTTTTACTCTTGCTTTTTGCTTTAGTTGTTCCATGTTTGCTGCCTGAGCAACAGGTGGCGCTTGTGTTACGCCTGGGGTTCTTTGAGCAGGACCACCAACAGCCATACCGACACCTTTACCAGTTATTTTCTGGAATAACGCATTAGCAAAATTTTGAGCATCTGTACCAGTCAAGTGTACGCCGTCTCCACTTGTTACATCATCAGCTAAAAAACCTGCTTCATGTGGATTAACTACTTCGACCCCTTTTGCTGCTGCTGCTTGAGCAGTTAAATTTGCCGCCATTTTTCTTTTTTCTTTGTATTCTGGCGTGTGGGCTTCTTTGCGAAAAATTCTTTTGACAGCAGCAGGATTTCCAGTTCTTCCTGGTGGAGCCGCTCCAATTACTATTTCCACATCTTCTCCAAATTTTTGTCTAATATTATCTATAAGCTGAGATACAAGAGCTTCAGTCTGATCAAGCATATGAGTGTTATTACCGCCAGTAAAAACAACGACTAAATTTACTGGGCGATTTACTTTCAAGGCATTAATTCTTTTTATTGTTTTATCTGTACTTTCGCCACTTTTATATGTAATTCCAGGCTTATGTAAAACATCAAATCCTTTAGATCTTAAACTTTTTGCTAAAGCTCCTCCAGAATAGTAAGTTTGACTATCACCAGCTACAATTGCCAAAGGCTTGCCTTGTGGCTTTGTTCTTTTTAGCTGTTCTGGATCCACCATGCTTCTACCAAAGCTTGGATCTTCATCGCCCATGGCGCTCTGAAGACCACTAGCGGCTGAAACCTGCTCTTCTATAACATTAAAAGTGTCTTTGTTGTTTTTCTCATTTAATAGTTTAAGAAATTTATAAGTTAAATTTTCGCCTTTTTTATCCCACATTATCTATTCTTCCTTATTATTTTAACTAGCATATTGTAGATCTCACGGACAAACTCTTCTAGTCTATCAACGGAGTCTTGAGTTGTATGAAGGTCAGCTTCAAGCCTCTTCATTGGATCTTTTGCCTTAGATCTCTTCTTCGCCGGTCTTCGTAAAGAGACAATGCGAGGAACATCAATTCCCGTTGTGGTGAATTCATTTAGTAGTTCCTCGCGGATAATCTCTTTTACTTTTGATTCAGTTATCTTCATTTTCCATCACACGAATAACAGCGATATCTTTCTCTTGACCGCCTGTCCTATATTCATACTCTAAATAGTGTTTAACTGCTCCGAGATAATCGGCTGCTTTTGTGATCTTGGATTGAACCCAAGCTTCTAGCTCGTCGTCGTCGCCAATGTTGTCCATAATCTCTTGAGCATACTTGGCTGCTCTAAAAAGTTGAGACTTAGCCATTCTACCCTCATCATCAGGATGGTCAAGCTGTCTAACTGGAGCTTGATCACCGCCAACTGGCTCTGGCATCATAGTGTCCATGTTAACTCGCTTCATTTGACGAGGCTGAGTTGGTGGTGGTAACATAGCAGCACACTGCTCTTCAATTATCTTTCTAAGTTCTGCTTTTGTGATTTTCATGCTTCTTCTCCTCTCATCTCGCCCTCTAGCTTATTAAGAAGATCCATAAGGGCAGTCTCACTCATGCCCTCTTTATCTTCCATGCCTTTAAACTCATCAGCAATCTTATCTTTGAGCTTCTTAAGCATTTTTTTAAGAGTGTCGGCAGCCTTCTTTTCATTTAAGACATATTCCAACTCTTCTTTAATAATTTCTTGAAGTTGTGTTTTAGTAACTTTCATTTATTGTCCCTCATCCTTTCGGTTTTTTTCTTTGAAGCTTCTTTTCGCTTTTCAGCATATTCAAAAGCTGTCTTGAGTCTCTTTTTAGTGTCTGGATCTTTAGCATTGTTGTATGCTGCTCTGACCCTTTGGTGTATTAAATTAATTATCTGTGATTGGCGAGCATGTGATTTAGATTTAAAACTTTTTTTAGCTAAAGTTTTTCTAATATCTGCTGCTGTTCGAAACTTTACTGAAACTGTATCGGTTGGGTCTTCATCTGTGTAAAGACGACGACTTGAGCCTTTTGGCTTCTTTCCAGTTCCTACTTTTGGATCTTTAGCTTCTTGTATAAACTCATTCCAAAGTTCTAAGATTTTATCCATAAACTAAATAGCCCTAAAGCTTTGAAATGGCTTTTTTAATTAGATCGTCTGAGTTGTCTGGCTTATCATAGTCCTTTAGCTTATCCATAGCCACCCATTCGTAGCCATCATGCTCTTTATAGACCTTCTGGGCATCTACATTGCCTTCAAAGTTTTTACAGGCAAAGACATGAACATCTCTTTTATCTGGTGAGACTACTTTATCCAAGAAAACTAGATCTTCTGGTAAAACTTTGATACCAGTTTCCTCAGCAGTTTCTCTTATCGCAGCTTCTTCAGGTGTTTCGCCCTTTTCTGCTCCACCACCTGGGAATCCCCACTTACCACCGTAAGGGACATCATCCTTTCTCTTTAAAAGTAGAACTTTTTTACCATCAAAGTAAATTACGATAGAAGAGAATTGTCTTGCTCTCTTAGATTTAATTTCAACTATCAACACTAGGCTTCTCCATCTGCTGTTACAGTCATTAATGTTTGGTATCTAAGTTTATCATAAACTTTGGTAAACATTTCACGATATTCTGGATTAGAAATGTTAGATTTTTCAAATTCATCTAATAAAAACCATAGAGAAGAGTTTTCGTCCTCCAATCTTTTGATTTCAGCTTCTAGATCGTTTATTTTTTGTTTCATTTCACTGTAATCCATTGTTAATTATCTCCTTGATTGCCTTAAGTGGAGAGCAAATCACTAAATGTTTAAAATCTGTTGTTGTCGCACTAATAACACCAATTACTTCACCTCTTTTGTTTAAAACTGGCGATCCTGACGACCCACCAATGGCTGGAATGCTAAAAATAGACCTTCCGTAAGCATCTCCGCTATAAATCCCAGCAAAAAGTGGTACCATGTCTTCACCAAAGATACCAACTGGTGATGCTATGTTATATGCTGGATCACCGAGCTTTGGAGGGTTGCTTGATATGCGATAAGCTGGTAAATCAACCCTTGTAGTCCGTAAAAGACATAAATCACTTTCTTTATCAAGCGAAACAATTTCAAAATCATGTTTTTTGTTTTTAAGAGTGATTCCATAGAACTGAATATCTGCTCTAAAGCCTGGAAGCTGTGTTAATCTACCAAAATTCATCTCACAAACATGTCCAGAGGTCAAAAGATACGAATATTTTTCTTTATGAGCGACAATAAATGATGAAGCGGACGATCCATACTTCTTTGTTATACAATGTTTTGGGTTTTTTGGGTTACAAGCTGTAATTTCAATTATTTTTTCGACTTTTAAAAAGGTTCCTTTAAAAAATGGAGAACTTCGGTTGTAAGTTGGACTTGAACAACTATTTAAAATCAGTAAAGTAGCTATCAAAAAAATAAATCTCATATAGTAACTACTTTGGAGGATAAGGTTTGTATAAAACATTAGTATTTTTAGGTTTTATTTTTATAGCCGCACCAATTAGTCTACCAACATCAGTTCATAATGTAAATAAAAAACAACAAGAACAAATTTTTAAAAGCAAGTTTGAAAAAGCATATGAACTAAAGACTTATGATCAATTTGAAAGAGATTTTTTCGAAAAATTTGAAAAAGTTTCTAAAAAGTGATATACTAAGGTGTGGAAATATACCGATTTGTTAAAATCTATAGCATCACTAAGTGTTGTTATAGCAGAATAATAGAAATAATGCGAGATCTGAGCGACTACAGCGAAAAAGTCATCGAAGATCTCGCAGAATTCGTTTTAGTTCTTAGTGAAACTATGATTTTTATTGAAGATCTGGTGGAATCAGTTGATAGTAAAACTGAAGTAATAACAGATAGTGTAATTTTGAAGGAATTTCATAATCTGTTGAAGACCGCCGCAGAATTAGAAGTTAAATTAGAAAATTATGTTCCAATTTATTTAAATTAATCACTTTAGATAGCTTTCTTTAGCTGTTAAAAGC